TGTACTTTGTCCTCCAGTACCTCCTCCAGTACCTCCTCCAGTACCTGCTTCTGTTTCTGTTTCTGTTTCTGTTTTTGTTCCTATAGTTTCATTTGTTCCATCACTATAATAGACTATAGACCTACCATCACCTAAAGGCACCACATTTAATACTGTTTTAGTTTTCTTTTCGGTATTTTCTTTCTCTGCAGCATCTTTAGTGGCTTTGTCCGCAGCAGCTTTTTCTGCAGCATCTTTAGCAGCTTTATCTGCAGCAGCTTTATCTGCAGCAGCTTTATCTGCAATAGCTTTGTTTGCAGCTTCAATATCATCAAACATTTTAATAGTATTTTGGTTTTCTTCAAATTCTTTATCGGCTAATTCAGGATTTCCCCTATCTACAAAACTTACTCTACCCTCCAGATCATTTGGATTACCTAAAGGTTTAGGTTTAGCAGCTTCTGTAGCAGCAGCTATTTGTTTGTTAAGAGTGTCCATGTTAAGAGTGCCACCACCAGGAAGTTGAATAGTACCTGTGTAATTACCTAAAATATTACCACCAGTTTGCATACCTTGTCTTTCCAAAGCCTCTAGCCTGTTTTGTATCTCTTTATCTGTTAACGGTTTCTTTGGCATATCTCTTCCCTCTAGCCTATAATTATTTTAAGTAGTAACCCTATTACAGAAACACTAGCTCCTATAAGTATAGCTTCTATCCTGTACAGTCTTTTGTCTATTGCCTCATACCTACTTGTACAAGCATCTACATGATCGTCTATTTTTTGATTTACGGTTGCGGTTGTAGCTTTAGGCATGTGTTCTCCTATTCTGGGTATGGTGTGTGTATTTTATTATTTTTAGGCAAAATTGCTGCTGTAGTTCCGTCTACTCCCCTAGTACATCCTGTTAAGTTATTTCCGTCTATTCCTGTGTATGTAAATTTTTCTTTAGTATCATCGTTAGTTAAAGTACCACCAGAAGATACAAAAACTTTTCCCTGTCTTACAGGAATAGTAGTGGCGTCTGCGGCTACGTCTGTTGTAGATGTATCGCCTACTGCAATGTAGCCTGAATTAACAGTTACTGAAGAATCTTCATATTTATATTTTCTTCCAAACCAGTCACTAGGAAGTGTTATATTTGTATGTACTGTACAATTACTTGAATTAAGATAAGGTGCTGTAAAGTTAGGTTTTTCTGCAGGACCTACGATAACTTGAGTATCTTGAACATCTATATTTACATCATCAGCAAAAGCGTGTGTTATTTCTTTTGTGCTATTTTCTACAATTATTTTCATATTAATTAAACTCCAAATCTTCTTTTATACATCCAGGTTTTATAGGTATTAAAATATCTGGATAGTCTTTTTGTTTTGATAAATCTCTTACTTTTTGCCTAAACACAATTACCTCTTGTTTTTCTTCTTCTGAGATAGGGTAATCTATAAGAACATATTTATCTGTTATCTTTAAAATTTTTTTTACTTCTAAATTAATAGCTTTTAATTTTTCTTGAGCAAAAGTTCGTTTTTCTTGTTCTAAATCTACTTCTGTGTCATTAAGTTCTACATAATCTCCTATAGATGCATTATATATTCTAGCCATGATCTATTGTTGCGTCTGTATTCATAATAGCATAGACAGTAACTACGCCTTCTACAAAGTTAGTCCCTGCAGAAGCATAGAAATAAAAACCATCAGTATAATCAGTAGAGTTAAAACTTCCTGCTCCACCTGCAATACCTTTTTCATGGATAATAGCTGTATTAGAAGTAGCATTTCTATAAGTTCCCTCATATTCCCATGTAGGATTTTTTTTAGCATTTACGTAAGTTCCTCTACCTGTAAGGAGATAAACATAAGGAGTATCTATTCCTACTGTTTGTCTTTCTCTACCTGAATGGTTTTGATATACACCATCAAATGAATACCCTGTTAAAAGACCATTACTATCTATGGTAGCGTTATCAGTATGAGAATCACCCTCGGTCATCCTTCTACCATACCAATTTCCTGTCATAACATTAGAAGTACCATTATATGCTTTTATTTTCATATAACCATCGTTTGCACTAAAACCTATACCATACCACTGAATATCATAAGCTCTTACATCTTTAGGATTAAATCCTGCAGGTAAAGAAATTAAAACATTAGCGTCATCTCCACCCCCCTGTCTTCTAAAGTCATACGAACCACAAAAAATTCTTGTAGTATCTTCTGGCATAGATGTGTAGCCTGAAACATCTCTACCTACGGCTATAGAGCCAGTGGTTAAAGCTTTACCTGCTACTACTCTAGGATATTTATTTGATATACTAGTAACTAAATCACCATTACTATATGGATCAACAAAGTATGTGCTTCCTGCAGTAAGACCACTAACAGCGTCAGTAGAACTTCCTTGTCCTGCTATACCTACACTAGCACCATCCGATACTGCTTCTTTTGAAATTCCTATAAAATTTCTGTATGTTAAATTTGTTGAAGATACTGTTATGTCGTGAGCAGGTCTAACTACTTGCTGAAACAATTTACCATTATAGGTAGAACTACTAGAAACTGATCTACCAGTAATAACAAACTGCCCTTTTTGATCCCCAGTAGCAAATATTGTTGGGTTATCTACTCTAATACCTCCAGAGTAACCATCTGTAGCCATAGTTATTTCATTGGAGTTATCCCATTGATACCTGTCGGTTGAAGTACCACTACCATATGTAGTCGGACAAAAAAGCCAAGTATTAGTAGTAGTTTGGTGTGGGTAATAAGCCCCCATCACTTTAGAAGCTTGATTGTATCTGCACCAACCTTGACCTCTTTCATTACTTGCACCAAAAGAAAAAATAGGTGCAGAGCCTACGGTATATTCACCATTTTTTGATAAACTTAATGTAGAGTCCATATTAGTAACAGTACCTACAGATATCCATGTTGCAGATAAATCTTGTCTATAGCCATAGTAAGTATACATAGGTGGGTCAGTATTGTCTGAATGGATATCTCGGTTCGGTATAGCCCAACCAAAAGCATTAGGACCTGAATAGCTAGATAATTGAGTGTTAGTTCCTACTGAAATATCAGAACCATTTTTTCTAAAGGAGTTTATAGTAGGGTAGTTACTATTACTATCGTCTGTCCAAAGAACCATTACTCTGTTATTTATTTTATCATAACCCACACCTATAAAATCATTGTTAGCAGTACCTCCATTACTATCCCAAGAAGTGCTTGTGTAAGAACTAGATAAACTTATACTTGTTCCTGAACAAGTAACAAAAGCTGCTTTATTATTATTGCTTGGTGCTACAATTATACCTACATTATTAGTAGTGTCATACACTACCTCGAATCGACCAGAACCACCATTATTTTGAAATAAACCTGTATCAGTTGCTTCAGTTCCTTTTGTTAAAGTAACCCCATCAGTGCCGCTAAGAGTAAGAATACATGCTTTAGCAACGTAGCTTCCACTGCTGTTAGCATTGTACACAGCCACAAAATAATCATTATCTTCATCGTAATATACACCATAGGCACCTCCACTTGTCATATCAGACTCTAGGGTTATTACACTGCCCCTTGTTATATCACTAGCATTATCACTGCCTGAAATAGCACCATCATATTTAGAAGCAAAGGCTTTTAATTCTTCTGTATCTGCATCGCCATCTGAATCATCTTGATATATAGTTACCCATATTTCAGTCCCCTCTTTATATGCAACTCTAATTCTTCCATAAAAATCAACATCGATTGTATTCCCTGTACTAGCAGTACCAGACCAACTTTCATTTGTTCTTGTTGTGCTTGACTGATAATAATTAGTTGATGTTCCTGTTGCTTGAGAGACTGTCCCATTAGCATTAAGAATAAGAGCTTTTCCTGCAGCAATCGCCCCTGATGCTGTAGCTGTAATACCTCCTCCACCTGCATTAGCCCAAGAAAGAGCATTAGAACCGTCTGTAGTTAAAAATTGACCTGAGGTGCCATCTGTATTAGGTAGTGTCCATACTTCATTAGAAGCTATAGCGTCTGGACCTTTGAAACCTACATAGTTTGCACCGTTAGCGGCTAACTCTTGAAATCTCAATTCAGTAGTATTACCAGTACTTGTACCATGAGGAGCCATGCTTACACCGCCTGCAGCTACTACGGCTGTAGTGTCATTACCATCTTCGTCATATTCTATGCTTACATCTTGATCTGAACCAAGATAAATTTTCTTATCATCTGCAATATATAAGTCACCCCACTCAAGAGATGTTGTACCTAAGTCAGCACCACCTGAAGCATCAGGTACAATAGAAGTTTCTGCTGTAAATGTGTTTGTTCTAATTCCAGAAGTACCATTATCAATAGCACCAAATCCTGAAGTTATAGAGCCACCATCTAATGCTCCTGTAGATGTAATATTAGTTTGTGCTGCAGTAGACAATGTTCCTGCTAAAGTTCCACCAGTTACTGTACCTGTAGTAGTAATAGCAGAAGAACCTACATCTATAGCACCAAAATTAGATGATATAGAACCACCATCTAAAGCACCCACGGATGTTATGTTTGTTTGAGCTGCTGTTGTTAATGTACCTGCAATGTTACCAAAAACTACATTACCTGCTGTACCACTAAATACTTCTGAAGAATTTGTAGCATCTGGTATAAATGTAAATGCACCTGCAGAATCATCATAACCAAAGAAACCTACTTTAGCGGCAGACCCATTGTGATATCTAAACTCAATACCTCTGTCTTTGTTATCATCAGAACCTGGGGCAGAATCTCCACCTAATGTAAAGATAGGATCATCAATAGTTACTGTAGTAGAGTTTACAGTTGTTGTAGTTCCGTTAACAGTAAGATCACCAGTAACAATTAAATTACCTGCAGCAGTAGCATTAGCACCACTAAATGTTAAAGCAGTCGTAGTACCTGATTTAAGTATTAAGTTACCTGAAGTATTAGTAGCACTACCAAATGTTGTGCCTGCATCTTTAAAGAATATATCTCCACCATCAGCATCTAATATAATATCTGTTGTAGCATCTAAAGTAATTGTACTTCCAGAATCTATTTCTGCTATTACAGGAGTTGTTAATGTTTTATTTGTTAAAGTGTCTGTAGTAGTTTTACCTACTAGAGTATCTGTTGTGGCAGGTAAAGTTAAAGTTATATTACCACTAAAATCTGAGTGTGCAGGAGCTTGTAACTGTGCATAATGTGCATTACTGACTTCACAATAAAATCTTACATAAGATTGAGAACCAGAGTTTTTAATTGATATAGCACCAGACTCCATATCAATTCCATTAGAACCATCTATTCTTACAACACCAGAACCATTTGGTGTAAGAGCTATGTTACCATTAGATGTAGAAACTAAACCGTTACCATTTACATCTAAATCACCACCTAATTGTGGGCTAGTGTCTTCTACAAGATTACTAATTTCTGTACCTGCGGTTAACCCTGCAACAAGAGTACTTCTAGTAATTTTCTTTAAGCCACCGCCTGAAGTATCTAAAGCCAATAAAACATCATCATTTGCTACTGTAGATATTTCAGATAAATCACCTACTGCTGTAGGATTATAATTTGTACCATCGGCAATGAGTAAATTACCTGCAGTGTTCGTAGCCATAGTAAGATCATCACCAGATATAGTAAGATCACCACCTACAGTAACATTACCTGTAGTAGTAACTGTATCTATGTATGCATCTTTCCATCTTACACCTGTCGTACCTAAATCTACATCGCTATCTGTTTGTGGACCAAATACACCATCAGCCACATACACTTGTTCTGCATTAGCTGCATAAAAATGTATTTCGTCTGCTGTTTCAAAGTCTATTTTTGTTTCGTTATCTTCGCCAATTTTAATATCAGTTGCTAATAAAGAAGTAATACCTGTTTGTGCTGCATCTACCGCTACAGTTACAGTATTAGAAGAGCCTGTTGTTGTTACACCAGTGCCCCCTGCGATAGTAAGAGATTCACTATCTAAATCAATACTTAAAGCTCCACCTGAGTCTCCTTGAAAATCTAAATCTTGAGCTGTTACTTGTGAATCTACGTAAGCTTTAATAGATTGTTGTGTAGCAAGTTTAGTAGCAGAATTAGAAGACATATCATCTTCATCTGCAACACCAGTGCCTGAGATAGCACCATCTAATCCTATTGTTGTAGCTGTTAATTGTATTTTAGTATCAGCAACTAAATCTAATTGACCATCTGTAGAAGAATTTATATATAGAGCAGTATCTCTAAATTGTATTTTTTCAGTACCACTAATTAATAAATCATCAGAAAACTGGAAGTAATCTTCATCTTCCATCCATGTTATAACACCATCATTTGAATTAGCATTAAATGTAACAGCTATATCGGTATCCGCACCT